AAAAAAAATCTAGCGGCCGTTGATCAGGGAATGCAGCAGCCAAAAAAGCCCGAGCTTTGCCACCGTGCGCGCATGGCGCAGCAGGCCGGCCCGGCCGTCCGGGTCCGGTGGTGGTTTTCGTGGCGGTCGGGTCAGGCGCAGGCGGTCACGCCGGCGCATGGTCGGCCGGTATTGCCAGGATCGGGGCACGCCTGGCCCGCTGATGCACCCAGGCGAAAAAATCCGCATAGGGCACATTCGCGCGCAAGCCCTCGCCGGTGGTCAACACCACGCCGGCCGGTACCGGTGCAGAATCTCGGGCCAAAAACAGGCGGCCAGGTTTTCCGGGCTCGCTCGGCCGGTGGTACAGGTACAGGGGTTCGAGCGTGCCATTGCTGGCCATCATTTGGGCCAGGGCCTGGCCTTGTTCGGCGCATTGCTGCACGAGCTCGCGGTATTCGTCGCGGGTTTGTTCCATGGTTTTCTCGCTTTCTGTTGCCCGGGCCCATGCCCAGGTCACGCGATGGTAACGCGTGCCGGTGTTAACTGTCAACTCTCGGCCAGGTGCTGGCGCAGGCGGTGCCACATCGGGGCCGCGTAATTCCACCGGTCCAGGGGTTCCGCGTCAATCCCGAGCTTGACCAGGTCCAGGGCCTGCTCGCCACGGTACAGCAGCAGCTCGGCCTTGCGCGCGGCCACCGTGCCGGGCGGGTGATATTCCACCAGGATAAACGTCGGGCAGCCCATATCCGCGTGCGATACGTGGAAAGCCGCCTGATGCGGGCGCAGCTCTACCTTTCGGCCACGGCGCACCACTTTGAGCTCGACGGGCACGAAAATGCCCTCGGGCTTCATTGCGATAAGGCAGTCCGGAATTCCCAGGTTCACCCGGTTTTCAATCCGGGATATACGGCAGTTTTCGAGGTTTTCCCGGACTCGGTTGTATAGGCGGCTCTCCGGCTTCACTGGCATGGGGTTCTCCGTTCTCGGGCGGCCGCTCGTCGGCGGTGTCGTCTTCAGGGTCTTCGGCCGGTGCGGTGTCCGGCAGCTCGGCCAGCTCAGGGTCCGATTCCAACTGTCGGGGCGTGATGTCGATCACAGGGCCCCCGCCCTGGCCATACAAGCGGCGGATTTCCTCCAGCTTGCGCATGACCTCTTCCTTGGACATGCTGTCGATGGTCCCGTGCCTGATTTCCTTGCGGTCGATGTAGATCGTGCCCAGGGCCTGCCCCCGGCGGTATTCGGCCTGCACGGCCGCGCCATACGCGCCGGCTTGCAGGGCCTGGTCTCGGATCAACTGCAGGTCCCGCATGTGCCGCTCGTACGTGATCCCGTACTTTTCGCCCAGCTCTTTGCGGCGCTCCTGGATCGCGGCCACGATGTGCGGGTTCAGTTCCGGGTCGGTGAGCTCGCGGGCCCGGTTCTTTGCCCAGGCTTCGCTGTACCCGGCCCGGATGGCCACCTCGCGCATGTTCAGGCGGCCGTCTTCAGCGCAAAATTCCTCAACGAACTTCCATTCCTGCGGCGTCAGCAGCCGGGGCTTGTGCGGCTTCACAGGCGCAGTGATCCGGGCCTCCACCACGGCCGGCCGTCCGCCCAGGGTTTTGCCCGCCAAGAACTTGTCGTCCTTGTTGGTCTTCATCAGGCCACCCTCCACACGCGCCAGCCCTTGTCGGCCTCGCGCCAGCGGATGGAAAAGCGCACCCCGTCGTGCCGCTGGGAAAACATCCAGGCGGCGCTGCGGGCGTTCTTGACCTTGTCCGGGTTGATGATCAGGAAACTGTCGCCAACTCGCATGTCATAGAACGGGTATTTCTCCCGCTGATGCGTTTTCGGCATGGGCACGTGGCTGTCAATTGTCAACATGCCCGAACTATACAGGGAAGGGCCGGTTCTCGTCCAGAGTCCCTCACGCCATTTTGCGAAATCCTATATACAGGGAAAGAATGATTGTGCTTTGAGCGTACAAAAAAAAACGCGCGCGACTTTTATATGAATTACACCATTACACTTCTATAAAACACTGTAATCCTACCTAGCCTATTGATTCTATTCATTTATTACACTATTACATCTCTTCTGTTCTTATACAAACGCTTATAGCGTATTCATTCTTCCCTAGAACCTATTCTGCGCACCACCACCGCAATGTGGCCCCTGGTCCGTGGTCCTTGCCTCTTCTACCGTGTCTCCTGCCCCTCTCCCCTTTACGCCTACAACGCAATGCGTTAACATTGCCCCATGAACACCCCTGACCCCCACACCCTTGAGCACCTCCGCCACATGTTCGAGTACTCCGATGCCGGCATGGGCGCGTTGATCTGGCGGCACGGCCGTTATCGAGGCGAGCTCGCGGGCACGCCCATGGGCATCACGGGGGAGTGGCGGGTCCGCCTAGACGGCACCTCGTACTCCTGTGCCAAGATCGTGTGGTTCTTGGAGACCGGCTTGTGGCCCGAGGTCCGCCTTCGTCACACGGACAAAGACCGGGACAACATCCGGTTTTCCAACCTGGAAGAGACCAACCGCCGGGATGGGCCGGGGCGCTGATGTCCCCGTCCCTGGTTACTGCATCGTGCCCCCTGCAAGGCTCCCCTCCAGCAGCTTGACGGCCAGGTTTGCGGGGATGATCTCCCCGAACTCGATCTCTTGGATGTCGCCGACGTGGATGCCCAGAGGTGGGACGTGGAGCACGGGCCCGAGGCACACCACCTTGTGCCCGTTGATGGTGAGGACCAGCACCTGGACCGTGGCCCGTGGTTCGAGCTCCTTTCGGATAGCCTCCTGAAACTCCTGGAAGCTATCGAAGGTCCCGTTCACGATGCCACCTTCTGCCAGGCGGGCGGGACTTCCTGGTTCTTGATGGCCAGGTCCAGCGAGAGCTTGTCGATCTCCTCTTTGCACTTGCGCACTTCCTTGGCCAGGGATTCGGCCAGGCCGTTTTGCACTTCAATTCTCCGGCGCAGGCCTTTGATGTACTCGCGCAGCTCCAGGCTTTCCACTGGAACGGGCGGCTCTTTCGTTGAGAAAGTTGCGGGTCTCAGCATGGTCAGAACTCCTTGTTCCAGATGTCGTTGATGTGGCGGTAGAGCTTGCCGAGTCCACGCGGCGCTGCGCCTTCTCTTCGTTGCTCAGGCCGATGAGCGCGTCAAACTCGGCGCGCTTCTCCGGCGCTTCAATCCACTTGTTGGGCGATACCAGCGGGTATTGCCCGACGAAGGCCGCTTCAATCGACTCGTGGTCAAGCAACCACCACAGCCCCATGATGGCCCCTGCGATCACCAATCCGACGACTACACCTATAGCAATGCCTGCCCGCCATAGATCATGGAAATCTATAGGCCCCATCACGTTTCCTTCTCGGCCATTGCGCGGTCGATGGCGGCGTCAAGTTTGGCTGCTCGCTTTTCTCGTGCATCTTCCGGCCTAGACTCAGGCAGGTCGGCGTCAATCGGCGCGCAGCCAATGCGGACATTTAGGCAATCCCTTACCGCTCCGGATACCATATTGGTAGGACGAACTTCTATGCGCTTCCGCAGCCACCGATACCGCCTCGCGTCCTCCGCATCCTTCCCCGCCGCCGCACGGCCGGCAGCGTGGGCGGCTTGCCATGCGCGCCACTGCCATTCCGTAGCATGCGAGCCGTACTGCTCTGGCCAATGCGGGTGCGTAGATTCAAACCGCCACGTTGGGACGCTCTGCTCGGCAAGCCACGTCTCAAACGCCGATCGCATCTGCTCCTGCGTCACCGCCTCTGATTTCGGTGCGGTGGTCACCCCTTGCTGTCCCCGAAAAGGTCTTGCTGCGCGCCCTCGGTCCGTGGTCCGTGGAGCACGATCATGGCTTTGAGCTCCAGCATCAGGGCTCCGATGGTCCCGTAGCACTGTGCGTGCAGGTCGTTGGCTTCCTGGTAATTCCTTGTGCCGCGTTGGCACTGGCGCATTACTTTCTCGGCGTCGATCAGCAGGTCGTTGATGTCAGGCATGGGGTACCTCCGGTAAGGGCATCCAGTGTGTCACTTCCTCGTGCACTTGCCAGTGCGTTTCCTCGTTCTCGTTGCACTCGTACCAGCCTTCTGGCCAGTACGTGGTGTCGGTCGCCTCGTCGTAGTCGGGGTCCGTGAGGAACTCCCCGTAGTCCTCCTCGCTCAGGGTTTTGGGCGGGGCGTGCATCGCTCGGATCACCACCTGCTTGCCAGTGCGGTAGCGGAAGACGGCGAGCACGTACTTCCCCGGCTTGGGTAGGCGCTCGGTCACGGGTATCCAATCGCGGGCCACGCCCTTGAGCTCGTCGATTCGCTCTTGCATCTGCTTGGCAGCGCGCAGGGCTGTGAG